TCCGTGCGATCAAGTAAGTAAACGAGTCACGCCCTATAGTTCCGGGTCATCATCCAGAACCTCAACCTTTTTAAGTGTCTTTAAGAACTCAGCACCAAACATTGGCACGGTTTCGCCGCTAGCTCTTATGCACTCCCACGCTAACCAATAAACATCTGACTGTTTTTCGTCATCTCTAAAGGCTTTGTGAAAACCTTTTTTAGCATATAACTCAAACGCATATTCGATCGATGGCGTTACCTGATGCTCAGATATTGCGCCATCGGCCCTAGTGATCTTTAACTTAGCCATTTGTTAGCCCCTGTTCTATTAGTTATGAAGTAGTAATTACGATGACTGAATTACAAGTAAATGTAATGCTTTGGGTACTAATGTCGGCTGGGCCGCCGTTAATATCTTGTGTGTTGTTCACAAGAACTGTAGTGCTGTATAGCGGATTGGTTGCCGATGTAGCTGCGCTTGTTTGCTTTAGTGTTAGCGGTACTGTTGTACCCCATGCAGCTTGCAAGGTTGCGTTTACATTTGATGCAGCTGTATCGTTTAAGAAGTCCAGCTGGATGGTAGAAGCTTCGAGGCCCTTGGTAAATTTATGGCTCGAATCGCCCATCGCTGTAATTTCCAGTTCGTCAAATACGCGGTTGATCGTAGCCATTGTCACATGGTCGCTTAGTGCAACGCTGTTCAAAGTCACTACGACACCATTGGATAAATAAATGGCCATGATTTATTCCTCTATTTTCTCGGTTGGTTTTGGTTTTGTTTCTTTTACTGGTTCGGCTTCGATCTGTCCGATCTTGACCAAAAACGCTTTTTCCTCATCTGTAAGTGACATGTCTTTAACTCCAGCTCGTTAGTACGGATATGGTGAACTCAGCGGTTAATAGATCGCCGCTATCAGCATTTAATACACCGGGCGCGCTAACGCTGGTTACATTAAATACAATGGATGATGCAGCTAGTAGCCCAAAGGCTGCGACTATAAAATCCTCAATGCCCTGCAGGTTGCCTTGGTTATCAAACATCGGCACAGTTAGCAGGATCTTAAAATTAGCCAGCGGCGAAATCGTGGCGTAGCTGTTATTGCTCGGTGTGATGTATGGATCTGCTGGGATTACTACGCAGCTGTTAGCCAAAATGGTCGCAGGCGGATATGCGAATACCGACCAGACACCATTGTTAGTAAGAGCCGCTGCGATGGTGCTACGCAGCGTGGTAATTGCAGCGGTAGGCATTTACCCCACCATGCTATTCGGGTTCATGTACGGGGCTAGTAGGCCGCGTATCTTGCCTATCATGCTGTTGCCCATGCGATAGGGACTTGGGCTAAAGCCATCGAGTCCTACGCCGCCTGTCTGGGATACCTGGCGCGCTTGCCATATATCTACGGCCAAGATCATCGCAGCTTCTCGAACGCTTGCTGTATTAACGTAGCTGGCTGTCTTTGTATCTGCACCTAGCGCACTACCAGATGGGACTACGCGCCTAAAGTTTTCATCGGCTGCAACCTTGGCATATTGAATAAAACTATAGCCGCGTGGCTGCTGATAATAATTTAGCTGCATATTAAATGCTGGCAATAAATTTGTAGTACCTGTGCTAAATGGCAACGTGGCAGTAATTGTATAAGTGCCGTTAAATGTAGAACCAGCCCCGGCTATTGTCACGCTTTCGCCTGTAGTAAATAGACCGGGGTTGGCCAACATTACTGTCGCAACGTTGCTTACCAATGCAGTCCCCACGACTGGCGCAGAATCAAACCAAAGGAAACTGTTGATTTGATCTTGCGCGGCTTGGCAGCAATCTTCGACTGTTGGATCTGTATAAAGAGTACCGATACCTAAATTGGCGCGTAGCTCGGCTACGGTGACGTATGTAGCTGCCATATCGGTACTCCTTACTCAGTTAGGGTCGGTAGGGCAAAGGGCTAATGCCCTACCGACTATCAGGGTTATTTCTTAGGTGAAGTTGTAACGGATAATTCCCTTAGGCATCTTGGCGATTGTTGCCATGTAGCCATAGATCGCTACCTGTACCTGTAGGTTGCTTACAACGTTTACAGACATGTATGCCTGTGGTGACTGGTAAACAGTAAATGCTTCTGGTGCAAGGATAATTGCTGAGTCATCAACAGTTGTTGTTGCTGCAAAGTTCTTATCAACATATAGATCAAGGCCAAGTACGTTGCCGCGAATTGAACCAGGTTGTGTTAAACCGCCTGCGTTCATTGGCTGAGATGCTGAGTAAATTGGGCGGCCAGTTGTATCTGATGCACCCATAAGTAGCTGCCATTGAGATCCATTGGCGATGTAGTTCTGTGCGTAGTAACCAGTTGCCTCATAAACAAGGCGAGCAGCTTCTGATGCGTAACCGATGATGCCTGCTGATGTAGCAGCTTGTGCAGTAGTTGCAACAGTACCTGCTGTAACAAGTGCAGCATTAACTGTTGTATCTAGTGTCTTTAGGTAAGCATTTTGTAGTTGCTGTGTTAGCTCTGCGTAGAAGTTAGGGTCTGAACGTTCTAGCAATTCAATGCTAATTGTGTTCATGCCTGAATACTTGTTAACTGTACCTGATAGGTATTCTGTAACCATACCTGTGTTAGCAACTGCGCCTGCTTCGGCTTCAACTGTTACAACTGGTGCAACGCCTGCCTGGCCGCCTGCTGATGTAACAAGTGATGGCACGTTAATTGTCATGCCGCTTGCTGGCAATACGCCGCGTGAACATGCATCGATTGATGGTGTACCAAAACGTGTATTTGTTGGGAATTCGGCCAAATATTGGGTAGGGCTGAACGCTGGATTGGTCGAAAATGAATCATCGGCTGCAGTCACATAAAGCATTGAATCTTGATTGCCTAGGGCAGCCTTGATCTTATGCTCTGTGTACTTTGCCATTGATGTAATTGGTGTGCGGACTGTCTGGCTGTCTAATACGGATGGGCGAATAATTTGGCGAGCTGCTTGAACTGGTGCAGCCTCGACTGGTTTTTCTGCCGGTACATCCGGTGTATCAATAGGGGCTGTAGTCACAGCTGCCTCGCTTTCGGTTTCGGTTTCGGTTTCGGTTTCAACCATCTCTGTATGGATGATTGTGGTTTTGGTACTTGCTGCCTCTAGTGCAGCTTTTGCGGCTGCAATATCAGTTACGGCTGCACTATCGAACGCGGCGCTTTCAACAAGCGACACTTCTTTTAGGACAGCAGCGGTAACTAACAGGTAGCCTTTCATCTGTTTTGATGCGGATACATCCACACCAACGGATAAACCAGACACCAGGTTTTCCTGAGCTAGTACAAGTGCATCCTGTCCCCGGCTGCTACTTGAAATTTTAAACGATGCATACACGCCGCTTTCATCATCGCTTGAATATGTAGCGCGACCTACTGGCTTTGTGCTGTCATGCTGCATTAACAATTTGATTTTTGTTACATCAGGTATTGCAATAGATCCGCGTTCAAACACAACAGGGCCAGCGGATGTATAACCAACCTCGCCGTATGGCGCAATTTTGCCTGAGATCATGCGGCGTTCTGTATCGGCCGCCTCGATCGCGTTATTAAACGTTAAGTGCAACATTTGCAGTATCTCCTGATCCATTAGGTGTTAGCTGTTCCATCGATTGCGCTTGTGCAACATCGATCAAGCCAAGGCTTAACATTTTCTCTATTGCATCTAGTCGCGCCATAGTGTCTGCGCGTAAGAAAGTTTCATCAACAGCAAAACGCACACGATTACCATGCGCGGTTATGTCATCCATGCTTAAACGATTTTCGATCGCGCTAATAAATGGCTGTAATGAATAAGCCACGAATTCTTTACGGCCATCTAAAATATTTTGATATGTCATGCTGTTATTCATATCTGCACTTATGTAATATGCCGGCACGTTCATTAAACGCGCAATTTCAGTAGCAAGGTATTGGCTACTTTCGTTATAGGTCATGTCCTTCGGTGAAAACCCTAAATTTTGCGCTTCTAAAGTGCTAGTAAGATATGCGGTACTGCGATTAGTACGCGCTGATTTCCACGCAGCTAGTAAGCCTTGGATCTGCGCTTCTGGTAGATCAGCACCGGTATTTTTTAAGATCGTAGTCGCCATTGGCGTAGCCGCTGCAACTGCTGCAGCTTTTTGAATATCTAACGCAGCTTGAATAGTGCGGCCGCCAGTTTGCAATACGCCAGGCAGTAATGATTGAAATGTAACTAGCGAACCAATACCACCCATAGGTACGCGAACGCCATTTACTGAGTAATACTCAACCTCATCGCCGTACTGGTTTGTAGTTACAGTAACGCGTGTATTAGGGATAAATTCAAAACCTGATGGGCGGCCATCGTCTGCGTAAAGCGATGTAACGCGCCAATATCCAACGCCATAAAATAGTAATGCATCTACTGTGTAGGCCAAGGTAACGCTAAGTGGCTGGCGTATATCTGGTTGCTCTAGCCATACCGGGCTTTCTAATTTTTTGCCTGTAGATTTTTTGTATAGTCCTAGTTCAATGCTCGATATAACGCCTGCAATTAAATTGCGGCAACGGCTAACGCTAGGTACTTGTAACGCGGTATTGCGATCGATTGCAACGCCATAACCATAATTAGATAGGCCGCTGTTATAGCTGTACATGCCAGCACCATAAGTGCTATCCATAATGGCAGGGGCATATTGCGCAGTAACTTCTGCCTTACCCTTAAAGCCTAAAGTTTCCAGTAATCCCATAGGTGGGATTTTCTCAAAATGTCAAGCACATTACCGATTCTGTTCGGCGTGTCGCTAGGCGTATATTTTGGCTTCCTGTACGGGCTGGGCAAGTATATGGATCACCATGGCAAGGCCGATAGCAATATCTACAGGAC